CGGGTGTTAAAAAGTATAGAAAGAAAAACCCTGGTAGTAAACTTAAAACAGCTGTAACAAATTGTAAAGTTAAAGCTGGAACTAAAGCTTTTAAAAGACAAAAAGCATTCTGTTCTAGATCAAAAAGTTGGACTGGTGAAAGAGGAAAAGCAGCACGAAGAAGATGGTGTTGTAGTAGGTTTTAGATTAGTAATAAATACATAAACAATAAATTATGAAATGTACTTGTAAAAAAGGAGTGGCTAAAAAGTGTAGCTATTGCAAACCAAGAAAAGCGACGGGGATCAGAGATCTTAAAGAGAAGTTGGGCAAAAGAAAAAAATTGAGAAAAACAAGACCAACAGGAATGCGTAGCATATCAAAACGCTTATAACAATAATAAAAATAAAAATAAACAATTATGCCAGATTACAAAAAGAAAAAAGCAGTTAAAAAACCAGCTAAAAAAGTAGTTAAAAAAGCAACTGTTAAAAAAGCAACTGTTAAAAAAGTAACACCTAAAAAAACACCAAAAAAGGTAGTTAAAAAAACAACAACTAAAAGAACTACTAAAACAGTTAATGGTCCTAATGATTCCAACACTCTTAAGAGATTAAGAAAAATGCATCCAAATAATAGAATAGTACCTATTAGAAACTCTAGTAGCTATAGAATGTATGCGAGAAGCGGATCAGGATCAGTAACAATCACTCCTGGTGCAAGAATGGAAAGACCATTAAAAAAATAAGAAGTTGAATTATGAGTGATAGAAAATTAAAAAATAATGGAAAAGGTACTTTCTTCGGTAACTTGCTAAGAGGATTAGTAAGTACCGGTAAGAAGGTATCTCCAGTATTCGATGCTATCACAGGAGGTAAAGTGTCGGATATATTAAAAGCAATATCAATTGACAAAGAACTTACAGACGCTGAAAAGCATATGTTAATTAAAGAATTAGAACAAGATGTTGTAGAGATGCAAGAAGTATCTAAGAGATGGAACTCTGACATGAATAGTGATTCTTGGTTAAGTAAAAACGTTAGGCCACTGAGCTTAGCTTTCTTAACAGTTAGTTTGTTTGTGTATGTTATACTAGATAGTGCTTTAGACAGTTTTGTTGTTTCAGAACAGTGGGTATCTTTACTAGGCAACTTACTTATGTTAGTTTATGGTGGTTATTTTGGTGCTCGTACTTTAGAAAAGATACGTAACAACAAGAAATAGTAAAATATTTTATAACAAGTGATCATAACACTAACAGTAACAATTAATTAAATTAAATCTAAATTAAAAATGAGTAAAATAACAAAAGAAGAGTTAGAGCTACTACAAGGTATATCTAACAAGATGAACGGGATACAAATGGAGTTAGGTAAGAACGAGCTAATAAAATCTGAATTAGTTGCAGCTTTTACTAGCACAAGTAAAGAACTGGGCGAGTTACGAACAGGATTAAACAGTAAGTACGGAGATATTAATATCAATTTACAAACTGGAGATTATGAAGTAATTGAGAAAGAAGCTCCAATCCTAGAAAAAGCGTAGTCATGAGCTCTATTATACGAAAAATAAGTATAGGTTCTGATTACAAGAATGATGCAATGCATTATTCAGTTGGCCAAGGTGTTTACGGAGGTCATGTGATAGATGTTATACTTCATAACGAAGAAGAGAACTCTTATAGTATATATATAAAGAAAAACAACGAGGTTATGCCGTGGAAGAAGTTTAATTCTAACATGGCAATCTCTGTTGAGTATGATCTTGAGTATTAATGGAGAGTTTGTATGATTTTATCGTCAAACCTGTTGGCGATAAATATGATAACACTAAAAAGGTTGGTGATAAGAGTTTGATACTTAATACAAGCATCGAAAACTTTAAAGCTGTAAATAACTACGCAGAAGTCGTAGCTACGCCTAAAGCATTTAAAACAGATATAAAAAAAGGAGATATTGTAGTTATACATCACAATGTGTTTAGAGTATTCTATGATATACGAGGTAATATAAAAAAGAGTAGATCAAATTTTGATGATGAGCTATTCTTTTGTGCGACAGATCAAATTTATCTGTATGGTAACAGTGGTAATTGGAAATCATTTGGAGACAGATGTTTCGTTATACCGCTTAAAAATAAAGACTCTTTTAAAGAAGGTAAGGAACAAAAGCTTATTGGTATACTAAAAATAGGTAATAAGTCCTTAGAAGCCTTAGAAATAACTCCTGGTGATGTTGTTGGGTTTACACCGAACAGTGAATGGGATTTTGTTATAGATGATGAAAGAGTTTATTGTATGAAATCTAATGATATTGTAATTAAGTATGAAAACAGAGGAAACGAAGAGGAGTATAATCCAAGCTGGGCAAGCAGCAGTTGAAGAACTTATTAAAGTAGCTAAAGAAGCTATTGTTGATTCTGGAGACGATATAACAGCTGATAGATTGAAAAATGCTGCAGCTACAAAAAAACTAGCTATTTTCGATGCTTTTGAAATACTAACTAGAATTGAAGAAGAGGAAGATAAGCTTAATGAAAAAGATAAACCTAAGAAAGAAGAAAAAACTTTCAAAGGTTTTGCAGAAGGGAGGTTTAAGTAATGTACGAACAGACCTTAGTAAAAGTACTAAAAAACCATATAAAACCTAATATTGTAAAAAAGAATAATAGGTATAATAAATGGGAATACGGGTATAATAAAGAACACGACGTTGTTGTTATATCTAGAACCGGTAAGATCGGTGAAGTGTACGAAATACAGAATTTAAAAATAGCGTTACCACTAGCTGAAGATGTTGTTGAGTTTGAAGACAATAGATGGACAGCTTCTGAATACCCTAAGGAGTTAAGTAAGATAAAATCTGTATTTGATTGGGACGAATATCCTATAGAATTTAAAGAAAAGTGGTACGACTATATAGATTTAGAGTTTGATAGACGTACTAATGGTTTTTGGTTCATCAATAAAGATAAACCATCATATATAACAGGATCACACTACATGTATTTACAGTGGTCTAAAATAGATATTGGTAAACCAGATTTTAGAGAGTCAAATAGATTATACTTTATATTCTGGGAAGCTTGTAAAGCAGATCACAGATCATATGGTATGTGTTATCTAAAAAACAGACGTTCTGGTTTTAGTTTTATGGGTTCAGGAGAAATAGTAAACTGGGCTACAAAAACAAGAGATGCTAGATTTGGTATACTATCAAAATCTGGACCAGATGCTAAAAAAATGTTTACAGATAAAGTTGTACCGATATCAGTTAACTATCCGTTCTTCTTTAAACCTATACAAGACGGTATGGATCGTCCTAAAACAGAGTTAGCTTATAGGGTACCATCTACGAAGTTAACTAGAAAGAAGTTAGATACTAACGAAAAATCAAAAGAATTATCTGGACTTGATACAACTATTGACTGGAAAAATACTGGAGATAACTCTTATGATGGTGAGAAACTTAGGTTATTAATACATGATGAGAGTGGTAAGTGGGAAAAACCTACTAATATATTAAACAACTGGCGAGTAACTAAAACCTGTCTAAGATTAGGTTCTAGAATTATAGGTAAGTGTATGATGGGTTCAACATCAAATGCTTTAGACAAAGGTGGTGATAATTTTAAAAAATTATATAATGATTCAAACGTCAACGAAAGAAACGCCAACGGACAGACTCGTTCAGGATTATATTCTTTGTTCATACCTATGGAATGGAATTACGAAGGATACATTGATTCTTATGGATTTCCTGTATTCGAAACCCCAACAGAAGATGTTAGAGGCCCTCACGGAGATCTAATAACTCAAGGAGTAATAGAGTATTGGGAAAATGAAGTAGAAGGCTTAAAAGACGATCAAGACGGTTTAAACGAATATTATCGTCAGTTTCCTAGAACAGAGAAACACGCTTTTAGAGATGAAGCAAAACTATCTCTATTTAATTTAACTAGAATATACGAACAAATAGATTATAACGAAGATCTTAGAAATACTAATATAGTAACAAGAGGATCTTTCCACTGGGAAAACGGTATACAAGACAGTAAAGTATTATTTGTACCTAATAAAGATGGTAGGTTTAATGTGTCTTGGGTTCCACCAGTTCATCTACAAAACAGAGTTATACAAAAGGGTAATGTTAAATATCCTGGAAATGAACACTGTGGCGCGTTTGGTTGTGATAGTTACGATATATCAGGTACAGTAGATGGTAAAGGTTCTAACGGAGCTTTACACGGTTTAACTAAATTTAGTATGGAAGATGTTCCACCTAATAGATTCTTTTTGGAATATATAGCTAGACCACAAACCGCTGAAATATTCTTTGAAGAAGTTCTAATGTCTTTAGTTTTTTATGGTATGCCAATACTAGCAGAAAACAATAAACCAAGACTTCTTTATTATTTAAAGAGAAGAGGTTATAGAGGTTTTTCTATGAACAGACCTGATAGAAGAATGAACAAATTGTCCATAACTGAAAGAGATATTGGTGGTATACCAAACTCTAGTGAGGACATTAAACAAGCTCATGCAGCTGCAATTGAATCTTACATCGAAACATGTGTAGGACAAACAGAAGCTGGGTTTGGTGATATGTATTTTCAAAAGACGCTCGAAGATTGGGCGAAATTTAATATAAACAATAGAACTAAGCATGATGCTTCTATTAGTTCTGGATTAGCAATAATGGCTTGTAATAAAAACTTATACGCTCCAGTTAGTCCAATACAGAAGAAAGTATATGACTTAGGAATTAAAAGATACGACAACAGAGGTTCTGTGTCTAAAATGATAAGATAAATGAAAATTAATACTAGTACAACAAGTTCTTTCCCTAGTCAAGTGGAAAGTAAAGAGGTTAAATCTGGCTATGAATATGGTTTACAGGTCTCACGAGCTATTGAGCAAGAATGGTTTGAGAGAGGTAGGTCTAATAGATACATAAGCAACTGGGCTAAATTCCACGAGCTTAGAAGATATGCTAGAGGAGAACAATCTGTTCAGAAGTATAAAGATGAAATGTCTATTAATGGAGATTTATCTTATTTAAATTTAGACTGGAAACCTGTACCTGTAATAGCTAAGTTTGTTGATATAGTTGTAAATGGTATTTCTGAGAAGAAATATGATATCAATGCTTTTGCTCAAGATCCTTTTTCAGTTAACTCTAGAACTAAGTATGCTGAAGCTGTTGAAAGAGATATGGCTAATAAGGAAATACTTAAAGGTTTAAAGGAGCAATTAGGAAGAGACTTTTCTAAAACAGGAATGATTGATGACTTACCAGAAACAAATGACGAATTAGATGTTCATTTACAAATGACACCTAAACAGAACGTAGAAGTTGCTGAAGAAGAAGTTATAAACAACGTGTTGAATTTTAACAAATACGATGAGATTAAAAAAAGAATAGCTTTAGATTTAACTACCCTAGGTATTGGAGCAAGTAAAACAACTTTTAATAATGCAGAGGGTATTGTTACTGAGTATGTTGATCCAGCTACTTTAGTTTATTCTTACACTGAAGACCCTAACTTCTCAGACTGTTATTATGTTGGTGAGGTAAAATCTATAACTATACCTGAACTTAAAAAGCAGTTTAACAATTTAAGTGACGAAGAATTAGATAGTATACAAAAACAACCAGGTAACAATAACTATGTTTCTAACTGGGGAGGTTATGATGAGAATACTGTTCAAGTACTATACTTTGAATACAAGACTTATGAAGACCAAGTTTTTAAAATAAAGAAAACAGATCAAGGTTTAGAAAAAACATTAGAGAAGAGTGATACATTTAATCCTCCAGCTAATGATAACTTTGAAAGAGTTTCTAGAACTATAGAGGTATTATATTGTGGAGCTAAGATATTAGGTACTAATATAATGTTAGACTGGAAGCTAGCTGAGAATATGACTAGACCAACTGCTGATACTACAAAAGTTGTTATGAACTATTGTATATCTGCACCTAGAATGTATAAAGGTAGTATTGATTCATTAGTTAGTAGAATAACTGGTTTTGCTGATATGATTCAAATAACTCATTTAAAGCTACAACAAGTAATGTCTAGAATAGTACCAGACGGTGTTTTCTTAGATATGGACGGTTTAGCTGAAGTTGATTTAGGTAATGGAACTACTTATAACCCAGCAGAAGCACTTAATATGTATTTCCAAACTGGATCTGTAGTAGGTAGATCATTAACTGAAGACGGTGATATGAACAGAGGTAGAGTACCAGTTCAAGAATTAGCTTCATCATCTGGTCAAGGTAAGATACAAAGTTTAATAGCTACTTACCAGTATTACTTACAAATGATAAGAGACGTAACTGGTCTTAATGAAGCTAGAGATGGTAGTATGCCTAATAGAGATGCTTTAGTAGGTATACAAAAAATGGCAGCAAACGCTTCTAATATCGCTACTAAACATTTATTGGATTCATTAATGTACATAACGGTGAGAACCTGTGAGAATATATCTTTGAAGGTAGCGGATGTTATACAAAATCCTTTAACAGAAAATTCTCTAACTAATGCAGTTAGTACATTTAATACTAAAACGTTAGAGGAGTTGATGAATTTGCAGATACATGATTTTGGTATCTACTTAGAATTAGAGCCTGAAGATGAAGACAAAGCTGCTTTAGAGCAAAGTATACAAATAGCTTTACAAACACAAGCTATAGCTTTATCCGATGCAATTGATATTAGACAAATCAAGAATATCAAGTTAGCTAATCAATATTTAAAGATTAGACAAAACCAAAAGATAAAGAGAGATCAAGAACAACAAGAAAGAAATATAGCAGCACAAGCACAAGCAAACGGTGAAGCTGCTGAAAGAGCTGCAACAGCGGATATGCAAAAGAACCAATCTGCTAATCAAGACAAAGCTGAATTAGAGAAACTAAAAACACAATTAGATATATCTAAGCTAGAAGCTGAAGCGAGAATAAAAATGCAGTTAATGGAAAAAGAGTTTGAGATGAACTTAAAACTAGCTGAGATGAATTCTCAAAATGAGATATCTAAAATCAAAAGCACTGAGGATAGAAAAGATGCTAGAGTTAAAATGACAGGAACTCAACAATCAGAAATGATAGAACAAAGAAAAAGAGATTCAGCACCTAAAAACTTTGAGTCAGCGGGTATGGATAACTTAGATGGATTTGGATTAGAGCAATTTGATCCTAGATAAACATCGAACAATTATTTAATTATATTATATTATGTCAGAACAAGTAAAACAAGAGGGATCTTTTCAAATTAAAGAGATTCCAACTGGTAGTAATGAACCAGTAAAAACAGAAGATGGTGTTATAAAAGTAACTGTCAAAGACGATTACAAAGAGACACAGTCAAGCAATGAACCTATCAAGGTAGTAATACCTGATGAAAAACCTGAAGAAGCAGCTGAAACTGCTGAAGCTGAAGAAGATGTTGTTGTAGTTGGTGAAACTGCACCTGAACCACAAGCGGAAGGTTTAATAGAAGTAGTTGAAGATGAAGCTGAAGATGTTAAAACGCCGGATCCAAGCGATCAATCAGAACCTGCGGGTGAAGAGAACAAGCAAGTTATTGAGCAAAGAGTTTTGCCTGAAAACATAGATAAGCTTGTTGCTTTTATGGAAGAAACTGGTGGAAGTGTAGAGGATTACGTAAGACTAAACACAGATTACAGTAGCATTGATGATAAAGCTCTATTAAGAGAGTATTACAAAAAAACAAAACCTTATCTAGACGGTGAAGACATTAGTCTGATACTTGAAGATTTTGATTATGATTCAGACTTAGATGAGGATAGAGATATACGCAAGAAGAAAATTGCGTTCAAAGAAGAAGTTACAAAAGCTAAAAGCTTTCTTGAAAAAACCAAAAGTAAATATTACGACGAAATCAAGTTGAGACCCGGCGTTACTAAGGAACAACAAGAAGCTTTAGAGTTTTTTAACCGATACCAGAAGGATCAAGAATTAGCACAAAAACAACACGCTGATTTCCAATCCACTACCAAAAACTTTTTTACTAATGAATTCAAAGGTTTTGATTTTAAAGTTAGTGATAAGACATTTAGGTATGGAGTAGGAGATGTAGGTAAGGTTGCAGAGAGTCAGTCTAATCTTAATAATTTCGTTGGAAAGTTCATGAATGAAGACGGAACAATTAAAGATGCTAAAGGCTACCACAAAGCTATATATCTTGCCACTAATGCGGATAAGATTATCAATCATTTCTACGAGCAAGGAAAATCTGATGCAACTAGAGAGATTGTTAACAAATCAAAAAATCCTAGCACTGCACCTAGACAAACACAAAACACAGAGTTTGTTAACGGTATTAGAGCTAAGAAAGTTGATTCAGGGTCTACAACTGGAAAACTAAAAGTAAGAAAATTTAACAATTAACTATTAAAATTAAAAAGTTATGGCACTTAACAATGCATTTGGTTCAATAGTACCAAGTCAAAAGCCTCAAGCTACTGACGGAAACTACTTAAAATTTGATGACGGGTCTAGAGATTTCGCTCAACAATATTTACCTGAATTATACAAAGAAGAAATCGAGCGTTACGGAAACAGAACTTTAGGAGGATTCTTAAAGATGGTTGGAGCTGAAATGCCAATGTCTTCTGACCAAGTTATCTGGTCTGAGCAAAATAGATTACACATCTCTTATACTGATGTATCTTCTAACGTTGCTGGAACAGAATTAACTATCACTGAAACTGCTGACGTTAAAAACGTTATCTCTGTAGGATCTACTATCGTAATATCTGATCCAGCTAATGGAGTAGAGGTAAAAGCTTACGTATCTGGAGTTGCAGGAGCTGTATTAACAGTTAAGCCTTACACTCAAGCTGACTTAACAAGTGGTGGAGCTGGTGAGCCAGATTTAGCAAATAAAACTAACCTTAAGATTTTCGTATACGGTTCTGAGTATGGAAAAGGAACAGGAGACAGTCAAATTAAAACTGTAGACCCTTCTTTCAGCCAGTTCTCTAACTCTCCAATCATCATCAAGGAGAAATACGGAATCAATGGATCTGACGCTGGTCAAATCGGATGGGTTGAAGTAGCTACAGAAAGCGGACAGTCTGGTTTCTTATGGTACTTAAAAGCTGAGTCTGAAACTCGTTTACGTTACGAAGATTACTTAGAAATGAGTATGATCGAAGGTGAGAAAGCTGAGGCTGGATCTGCTGCTGAGGCTGCTGGATTAAAAGGTACTCAAGGTTTATTCGCTGCTGTACGTGAGAGAGGAAATGTATTCGCTGGATTCAATCCTTCTTTGGTTGATTTCGACGCTATCCTTAAAAACTTAGATACTCAAGGAGCTATCGAAGAAAACATGTTGTTCTTAAACAGAGCTACTATGTTAGGAATCGATGATATGCTTGCTGACTTATCTGATGGTGCTCAAGGTGGTACTTCTTACGGAGTATTCTCTAACTCTGAGGATATGGCTTTAAACTTAGGTTTCTCTGGTTTCAGAAGAGGTTCTTATGACTTCTACAAAACTGACTGGAAATACTTAAACGATGCTTCTACAAGAGGTGCTCAAGCTAGCTCTGCTATCGACGGTATCTTAGTACCTGCTGGAACTTCTACTGTTTATGACCAAAACCTTGGTTCTAACATCAGACGTCCATTCTTGCACGTACGTTATAGAGCTTCTCAAGCTGATGACAGAAAAATGAAAACTTGGGTAACTGGTTCTTTCAACGGAGCTGCTACTACTGACTTAGACAGAATGGATATCCACTTCTTATCTGAGAGATGTTTAGTAACTCAAGGAGCTAACAACTTCGTATTATTCGAAGGATAGAAACTCATAGGTGTAACGATTACCCTTGTTATTGCAACAGGGGTAATTCTTACCCTTATTATTATTAAAAATTATATTATATTATATTATGGCAGCAAATGCAAAAAAACCTACAGCAAAAAAGCCTGTAGTAGAAGAAAAAGTAGTTGTAAAAGCTACACCAGTACAAAAAGAAATTAAACCTAGTTGGGAAATAAAAGATAGAATCTATCACTTGAAAGGTAAACACAGTCCACTGACTTATACAATACCTGGAAAACACTCTGCAAGATTTCCTTTATTATGGTTCGACGAGTCTAACGGTATGCAACACGAACTTAGGTATGCAACAAATCAAAACTCACCGTTAGTTACAGAACAAATTGGCCAAGTTACTTTAGGACATATAGTATTCAAAGACGGAACTTTATTTGTACCTAAACAAAAACAAGCCTTACAAAAATTATTATCTTTATATCACCCACACTTAAACAAGAAATACTACGAGTTTAACGCAGAGGTTGAAGCAAAAGATGAATTAAGTGACTTAGAATTTGAGATCGAAGCTTTAAATGCAGCGATAAACTTAGATGTAGATATTATGGAAGCAATTTTACGTGTAGAAATGGGATCTAGGGTATCAGAGATGAGTTCTAAGGAATTAAAAAGAGATACAGTATTATTTGCTAGAAGAAATCCTGAGTTGTTCTTAGATTTAGTAAATGATGATAATGTTCAATTAAGGAATATGGCAATTAGAGCTGTTGAAGCTGGATATATTAAATTGTCTCAAGACCAAAGAACATTTAGTTGGGCATCTAATGGTAGAAAACTAATGACAGTTCCATTTGATGAAAACCCTTACTCTGCTATGGCTGCTTTCTTTAAAACCGATGAAGGTGTTGAAGTATTTAAGTCTGTAGAGAAAAACTTGAATTAACATGTAATATTAGTAATAACCGGCTACAGTAAATGTGGTCGGTTTATACTATAATAAAATATAAACAAATGGCTATAAATGTAGATACGGTTTACAGAACTGTCTTATTAATAACTAACCAACAAGAAAGAGGTTATGTAACTCCAGATGAGTTTAATAAGATTGCTGATCAAGTTCAGTTAGGTATATTTGAAAAATATATGAGTGATCTAAACCAACAAACACGTATACCTGAAAACGATACAGAGTATGCAAACAGAGTTAAAAACATCGATGAAAAACTAGGTATATTTAAGAAGATAAATACTCCTTCTTATATTGCTGGTGGTTTTCAATTAGACTCATTGCAAGACTTCTATAGGTTTGGTAGCGTAATTGTAGATGACTACATTGAAGCTCAAATGGTAGATAACAGTGAAGTGTACAGGATACTAAGGTCTCCACTTATTGCACCTACTAGAAAACAACCATTATTTACACTACAAGAAAATAAAGTAAGAATGTATCCATCAAGTATAGTTAATGGTGTTCAGATAACTTACTTAAAGAAACCAGTCTCTCCGGCTTGGTTATCAACAAGTCACCCTACTTTAAATGTACCTATTTACGACGCGGTTAATTCTGTTAACTTTGAACTACATGCATCTGAGCAAACAGACTTGATACACGGTATACTATTATATTTAGGTATAATAATAAAAGATCCTACACTTATAGAGGTTGCCGCACAAAAAATAGTACAAGAAGACAATAACGAAAAAAGCTAATAACCAATGGGATTAATTAAAGAAACAAACGAACAATACTATTCAGGTACTCAAAAGTTTTTGTCTCAAGGTGGTTCTAATACACAATACACTACTACTTTTAACACTGATTTAATACTTGGTAGTTATGATCCATACGAAGAGGATTATACATTAAACAATTTTAAAATATACTTAGCTCCAGTTGGAACTGAGGATTTCGAAGAATATACAGGTGAAATAACATTATCTGGAAACACTATAACAGTTGTAGATGCTTTAAATGCTAACGATTGGGTTCTTATTCAATTAAAGAGAGTAAATGGTGGTGTTTTTGGTTTAGAAGATGCTTTTGGAACAACTGTAGAAGAAAACCAAGGTCAATATGCTTATACTTCTCTTGATGACATTATAAATAATTTTGAGATTATATACACTGGTGCAGGTAAATTAATATCACACTGTAAAAGAACTGATATAATATTTCATGCTAAAAGAGGTTTACAAGAATTTAGCTATGATGTATTGAAGAGTATAAAGTCACAGGAACTAACTGTTCCACCTAGCTTAAGCTTAGCAATACCTCAGGATTATGTCAACTACACTAAAATATCTTACATTGATTTAAGTGGTGTTAAAAAACCATTATATCCAGTAAACAACTTAACTAAGATAGCTGACCAAAACCCTATACAAGATATGGACGGTACGCCTATGCATGATAACTTTGGTAGAAATATAGAAGGTAGTTCTATAACCGAAGAAAGATGGGCAACTAAAGACTACTCTCACAACAAACCAAATTACGGTAACGAAGATACTGATGGTTGGATGGAGTTGTCTATGGGTCAAAGATATGGAAATGATCCTACAACACAACAATCAAATGGTTGGTTTGATATAAACTTAAACAAAGGTACTATATCTTTCTCTAGTAACTGTGCCAACAAGATTATAATACTAGAATATATATCTGATGGCTTAGCTTATGATAGAGATACTAAAATACCTAAACTAGCTGAAGAAGCTTTATATGCTCACATTATACACGCTATAATATCTACAAGAGCTAATCAACCAGAGTATGTAGTTAGAAGACTTAAGCAAGAAAGATCTGCTAAATTAAGAAACGCTAAACTGAGACTATCTAATATAAAACTTGGAGAAATAATACAAGTAATGAGAGGTAAATCTCAGTGGATAAAACACTAAAATTAAATGGCTGAACAAAAAAATACCTTTTTAAAAGGTAAAATGAATCAAGACTTAGACTCAAGAATAGTTCCTGAAGGTGAATATAGATTTGCTAAGAACTTATCTTTGAGTAGATCTCAAGGAGATAGTGTTGGTGAGTTTGAAAACGTTCTTGGTAACACTGAGATAGCTTCACTCCCTGATGCTACTGCTGTGGTTATAGGTAATATAGTTGACGAGACCAACAACATAGCTTTCTTTTTAGCTGTAGGTACAACTTCTTATATATATCAAGTAGATTTAAGCAATAACACTTTACAAGTTTTAGTTTCTGGTGACTTCCTTAACTTTAATGTTAACTATAGAGTTACCGGTATAAACCTTATTGAAAACTTGTTATTCTGGACAGACAACTTAAACCAACCTAGAAAGATAAACATAGATAAAGCTAGATTAGACGCTAGCCATTACTCTAATGAAGATAAAATATCTGTAGCTAAATTTGCTCCGTATGAGCCTATTATAGTTATGGATATGATAAAGACAACAACTACTTCTTCAGTTGTAGATTCATTAACTATAGATGTAAACGATGCTAGTGAAATAGAAATCGGAGATATAGTTAAAGATCACGACAGATCTGAATATCCTTTCGTAATTACAAAAACAATTTATGTAACTAACATAGATGCAGACACTATAACACTTAGTGATGCTGTTACTATAGATACTGGGTTTGAATTAGATTTCAGTAGACCTACTATGAAGAATAAAAGCGATAAGTTTTTATCAAACTATTCTACTGGAACATACGAGCAAGAAGGAACTGCAACACCTACAGTTAATACAGTTTACTTTACCGAAGGAGATCAAGGTGATGCTGATTTTGTGTATAGCAGTAATAACGGTATACCTAGAGTTGGTGATATCGTTACTTCTGATTTAATACCTGTTAGCGAAGGCCTTAGAGTTACTAGCGTAAACATCGATTACTTAAATACAGAAACACAACCGTTTGTACAGAAGCAGAAAATAAGCTTAACATTTAATAAGATTCCTTCTGCGGCTTTAACTGATATTTATATAAGCTCTAACCCAGATTTTGATTTATTTTGGAAAGGTGATTCAACATTTTTAAAAGACAAGTTTGTAAGATTTAGTTATAGATTTGAGTTTGAAGATAATGAATATTCTATAATAGCTCCTTTTAGTCAGCCTATGTTTATACCTAAACAATATGGTGAATTTGGTGGTGGTCAGAAATCACCTACTGAAGATATGAACGATGCTTATAAATCAACTATTGTAACTTGGTTTGAGAATAATATTGACAGTATATTATTAAAAATACCTGCTGAAAAAGTATCTCAAGCTGAGATGGTTAGCGATTTAGGTATTGTTAAAATAGATATACTATATAAAGAATCTGATTCACTAGCAGTTAAAGTGTTGGAAACTATAGAGTTAGATCCTAACGATTCAGATGTACTACCTAGCATTAGCTTTAAAAGTGGTCACGAAGTTATTAAAAGATTTATAGAACACAATTACAACTCTACTAAACCTTACAAAACACTACCTGAGAATCAAACAACAAGAGTATCTGATAGAGTTCCTTTAAAAGCTTTAGCTCAAGAAGTTTCTGGAAACAGAGTTATATATGGTAATTTTACTGACAGACACACCTCTCCAAGTAGAATACCTTTCAGCGCTACAGCACAAAGAAGATCGACAGCATCTAACAATTATACTCAATATCCTAAACACACATTAAAGCAGTCTAGGACTTATCAAGTAGGTTTTGTACTATCTGATAAATACGGTAGACAATCTGATGTTATATTGTCTTCTTATGATAATGTAACTGGAATACCAGGTTCTACTGTTTTCCATAGATATAATACTAGCTCAGATCAAGAATCATCTCCAGTGTTCGATTGGATAGGTGATGCGTTAAGTATAGAGCTTGCTGAAAAAATAGGTTTAGATAATATATATAACGAAAACACTAATCCAACTGGTTGGTACTCCTACAAGATAGTTGTTAAACAACAAGAGCAAGAATATTACAATGTATTCTTCCCTGGTTTTGTTAATGGTTACCCTGTAATAGAAGACAATGAGAGAGACGAAAGTTTCTTTACCACGTTAATTGGTGATAATGTAAATAAAGTTCCTAGAAACTTAAGAGAGGTTGGTCCTAATGATAAAGAGTATAACAGTGATGAGATAATATACATACGTGTAAATAATCCTGATATAGTCAACAAACCAATAGCTAATTTATATAGAACAAAGCCTTGGAATAAACAATATTACCCGGAAGGTGTAGATCAAGAAGTGTTAACTATCGGTACAGCAAGAGACACTGAGTTAATTAGTATACCTTTCGTAGCTGATGCTGCTGAGGGTGAGTACGGATCTACCACTACCAATTCTGTATACAACTATGTTGATGATCAACAATACACTACGGTAGAATCTGTTGATGTAATCACAAGACCTACAGGTTCTATTCCGTGGGGAAAATCAGGACCTGATGCTCCGTTTTATAACTCTGACGCTAACCCGTTGATAATAAAATGTAGTTCTGCGGAAAATGGTAAAAACATTGTCGGTGCTAAAGTAACTGTAAATAGCTCTACAGCTGATCCAGTTGATGAAGGTACTTTATCTATGGTTCCTTTCTTATCTATTGCTGAAACAAAACCTGTATACTCTAAACTAGATATATTTTGGGAAACTACTAGTTCTGGTAATTTACTAGAATTAAACGCTGCTATAGACGCTTCTTCAGATAACGGTGGTTTATACTACACTAGTTTATCTCCATTTAGTTTTACTGAAGATACTGTACCTTGTTCTCAAATAGGTACTTCATTTAACTTTCAAAGAGGTAATGGTAACATTGCTTTTCCTGGAGATATTGATACTGGTATTATAGAAGTTAAAGATGGTGACGGTAATTTAATATGGAATACATCGTCATCAAGTGACTCACCATTCGAAGTAGTTGAGAATCAAAACTCAGACGGGTTTCATATAAAAACAAATGAAGGTATTTATTTCTGGTACAGCGAAAGTATTTTAAATAATCCAAACTCTGGAGACTTTAAAATAAAATTAGCTACAACTTATGAAGGTATAGGTGAAACATATAATGACGTTATAGATTTACCTTTGATAACTTTACAGAACGTAGCACCTAGAAATATATCTCATACTTTAACTAGTATAAGTGATTTTGCAAACGATACTGAGGTAGCTACATTATCTATAGATGATAACGGAAGTTCAGATATAGCTAACAACACTAGCGAGTTAGTTTGGGAATTTGTTGGTGGTACAGTTACTGATGGTTCAAACGTTACTACTGATCTAGACGCTAACGACTTTACGTTTAGTGCTAATGTTCTTAGTAGAGATGCAGTTGAGCATTCATTTGTTGAAGATAACATATATAACTTAACGGTTAAAGTAACTGATTGTAACGGTAACGGTTTATCTACAACTTATTCAAACATAGTGTTTACTATTGGAGCTACAGCTCAGGAATGTGCTGTTAGAAATGGTAGAATAACTAGACCGTCAAATGCTCAGCAAAATAACATAGGAGATATTGCTAACTGTGGTGATAGTATAGAGTATCAATTTTTAGTTAGTTCTACAGTTGATTATCAAGATGGACCAAGCAACTTATATCCTTCAGCTAACGGAGCTACTAAAATATACTACAACGTTCTAAAAGAACATAATGATAAATTATTAAGAGAAGCTTCAAGAGGTGAGACTGTTAGTTTAGGTACTACAGGAGCTTTAGGAGCTGGTGGATCGTTAGTTATAAAACCAACGATGACATCAACAGCACCTAATGGGACTACTGCTAATTTATCGTACACTATACAATACAGAGCAACTAACACTGATGCTTGGGGAGCAGCGACAGATTCAAGTAATGTTGTTTTAACTGAGCAAACTA